CTGTCCCTACACGGTTACAACCAGAGCCGCCTCCTACTGGAATCATGGAAGCCGCTGGCGCTATTTCCGCAGACTTGCAGATGGTTTTGGGCATACTTGACCCCAATCAATTGCCAAGCGGAAATATCTCAGGCAAGGCTTTGATGGGCCAACAGAATCAAGTTGATCTATCGAATTACCACTTCTATGACAACATGACCCGTTCCATTAGGCATACGGGAAAAATCATCTTGGATTTGATTCCTTACATCTATGACACTCAGCGAGTGATGCGGATTATTGGGTCTGATGGTCAACCAGACATGACCACAATCAATGAAAAGAACGAGATTGGTGAAGTCTTAAACGATGTGACGGTTGGTGAATATGATGTGGTGATGGACACAGGCCCAGGCTTCCAATCCAAGCGTCAACAAGCCGTAGAAAGCATGATGCCGCTACTTACAGGCAATGCGGAATTGTTTAATATTGCGGGTGATTTGGTATTCCGTAACATGGACTTCCCTGGTGCGGATGTGATCGCAGACCGCCTTGCCGCCATGAATCCGTTGGCTAATATTGACGAGAAATCTAATATTCCTCCTGAAGTGCAGATGAAACTGGCTCAGTCTCAGCAGACCATTGAGCAGCTCCAGCAACAACTTCAGGCGGCTGGCCTTGAGATCAACAATCGGGCGCAAGTGGCTCAGATCAAAGAGGAAGGCGCAACCAAGCGCAAACTCATGGATGTCACCGCAAGAGCGCACAACACCGAGACAATGGCAGAAGTCAGGGTCAACGATCAAAACACTCGATCAATTACTTCTCAGAATAAGACTGAAATTGATGCGTTGGTTAAAATGCTTATTGCAAGAATGTCACCTAATCAATTGTTGGCTGAAATTGACCGCTTAAATGCTGAACAACAGCAATATGCCCAATTTGCCGCCCAAGACATTAGCCAAGGCGCTAATCCCCTTATTCAACCGATGCAACAATGATTAAGACCGCAACTGGCCTTATCAGGTGGTGGTTAGGCATTGTCAAATTTGCCGCCATTACCTTGCCGCCATTTGGCATTTACATCTTGGTTGAGAGAATCAATGATGAGCGCTTAATTAAGCATGAAATGAAGCATTGGGAACAATATCAACAAATGGGCTTTTTTAAGTTTTATTTGCTTTATGCTTGGTACAGCTTACGTTATGGATACACCAATAATCCAATGGAAATTGAGGCTAGAAAAGCCGAGTGTTGACACACAATGAATAAGGGTAAATAATTACCCAAACCTTACCTGTGAGGCTCACAGGGAAAATTCTTAGGGAAACCTATGTCAGAAGTTCAGGAAGCACCACAAGTGCAACCAAAGGTCTCCACTATGGTGGTGACAAGTGAAAATTTAGCCGAATTTAACGCTAAGAGAATGGGTTTAGCTGATTCAAGGCCTAGCGAGGCTGCACCTAGTGCAGAGCCGCAACAGGTTGATAATGGGCAGAGTGAACCAGTTGAAGCGTCAGAGGAAGCGACAACGACAGAGGATCGAAAACGAAATCCTAAGTTGGAAATACGGTTTGAGAAGATAACCAAGCAACGTGAAGAAGCTCGGGAAGAAGCCCGAAAAGAACGTGAGCAAAGGGAATCTTTAGAAGCCAAGGTCAGGGAACTAGAAGGCAGAAATCAGCCCCAAAAGGTTGAAGCGTCTGAAGAACCCAGACCAGAGCAGTTTACCGATATGTATGAATATGCGAAAGCATTGACAGATTATCGGGTTGACCAGCGATTAGGTGAGGAAAAGCAAAAGGAAGTTCAGGCAAAGGCAGAGGCTCAAAGGCAACAAGTGATCAACACTTGGGCCAAGCGAGTTGAATCTGCTAAATCTGAGATGCCAGATTTTGAGAATATGGTTGGGTCTGCCGATGTTGTCGTAAGCAACGAAGTGCGGGACGCAATCTTTGAATCAGACGTTGGCCCTCGAATCCTGTACCACTTAGCTGAGAATCCCGAGATAGCTGAGAAACTGCAAGGCATGACAGTCACATCCGCATTGAGAACTATTGGGAAATTGGAGGCGCAGTTTGAAAAAGCCGAGCCTCAGACAAAGACTGTTGTTGGGAAAAGTAAAGCGCCAGCACCGATCAACCCGATCAGATCTGCGGATAATGGGCGTGATGTGAATCTAACTTCCGATGGGAATTTTCATGGTTCATATCAGGCTTGGAAAGCGGCTAGACTTGCAGGGCGAATCCGCTGACATAAACCCATTCTTTTAAGGAAATAAAATGAGCAATAATCTGCTTACTATCTCCATGATCACCAACGAAGCGTTGATGGTCTTGGAAAACGAGTTGACCTTCTCTAGCGAAGTAGACCGTAACTATGATGATCAATTCGCTGTTTCAGGCGCAAAGATCGGTAACACATTGAACGTCCGTAGACCAGGCCGTTTCATTGGTACATCTGGCCCAGCGCTGAATGTGGAAGACTTTAACGAGACTTCAGTTCCCGTTACTTTGTCCACTCAGTTCCACGTTGACACTCAGTTCACAACACAAGACTTGGCTTTGTCCTTGGATATGTTCTCTGACCGTGTGTTGAAACCCGCTGTTGCCGCTGTTGCCAATAAGATCGACTTTGACGGTCTGACAATGGCTAAAAACAACACAGCCAACATCGTTGGCACTGCTGGAAGCCCTCCTACATCCTTGCTCACCTACTTGACCGCTGGTGCGTATTTGGACGCTGAAGGCGCACCTCGTGATGGTCGTAGGTCTTGCATCGTTGAGCCTTTCACAGGCGCAACCATTGTGGACAGCTTGAAAGGTTTGTTTGTTCCTTCCGATATTATCGGCAAGCAATACCAAAAAGGCATGATGGGCCGTGACTCTGCTGGTATGAACTGGAAGATGGATCAGAACGTGGTAAACCAAACATTTGGTTCATACGCTACTGCTACATTGGCCTGTGCTACCACTACAGCTACTGGCTTCTTGTCAACTGGTTGGGCTTCAACGTCCACTATTGCATTGACTGCAACAACCGCAACCGCTGGTTTGAAGCAAGGCGATGTGATCCAGATTGCTGGAATTTACGCAGCTAACCCCCAAAACCGTTCTGCTTACGGTTCTGGCAAATTGCGTAACTTTGTTGTGACTGCCGATGTGACTGTTGCCACTTCTGGTACTACTTCCGTGATTGTCAGCCCCGCTGTCATCACTGGCGGTCAGTTCCAAAACGTAGTTGTGACTTCCACAAGCGCAACCGCTGTTGTGACTCCATTCAACAACACAGGTACTGTGTCACCACAGAACATCGTGATGCACAAAAATGCGTTCACTTTGGCTACGGCTGACTTGGAATTGCCTGATGGCGTTGTGTTCGCTGGTCGTGCAAGCGACAAGGAACTTGGCCTGTCAATGCGTGTGGTTCGTCAATATACAATTAACAACGATTCGATCCCAACTCGTGTCGATGTCTTGTATGGCTGGGCCCCTCTATACCCCGAACTCGCTTGCCGAGTTGCGGCTTAATTAACTAAGAAAGGAAACGCATCATGGCTAATCCAGGCGCAGCTAGTACATCTACAAATCACCCCAGTAACTTGGCAACCAATCAGGCTTTACGCTTGATTGCATCCGCACAAGGTGTCAACCTTAATGCTGTTGCAGACACTATTGCCCCCATTTTGGGAGCAGGAAATGTCAGCGTTCAGAGCATTATTGTTGCCAATGCAAGCACCAGTTTGACAACTGCACAACTTGCAGTTTATACAGGCGCAGGAGCAACTGGAACTGCCGTTAAATCAGCTTATGCTTTGTCGGGTAATAACTCGACAACCGCAGTAGTTGTGACAGCGGCAACCTCTACCGCATCAATTACAAGCACACCCTTGTATATTCGTTGCACAACAGCTCAAGGCGCAGCCGCAACCGCTGATATTTTTATCTACGGTTATGACCTGACTTTCTTGCCTTAATCTGGCATGAAATAATTGAAAAGGCTGCCCTCAAAAGGGGTGGCTTTTTCTTTTTATAAGCCTATAATTTATTAAACCTATTGAGGAATAAAAATGTCAACTGTGAACGCATTTACCCCCAGAGGGCAGACTTATCTTGTCACAACATCTGATGTTCAAATCAAAACACAAGATAACGCCAGCGCTATTTCTTATCGTGTCCGCAATTTGTCCACTAGCACAGCGTATTTTGGCTACAAGCCCGCTGATCCTACAGGCGCTGCCGTTGCGGTTGGAACTGTAACAACTCCCACAGCGGGAAGCCCATCACAAAACGTGATTGGAATGTTTCCTGAATCGGTTGAAGTGTTTACTTTGCCTCCTAATGTTTGGTTAAAATCAGACACTGCCAATGCTTTTGAAGTTATTGCGGGTACAGGAATATGATCCGAGGTTTTGGTATCAGAGCGTATCGCTTCATGTGTACGCTTGGTGCTGCCAATGTAAGTGGCGTTCTCTTGCTTGAAGATGGATTTGACCTTTTGCAAGAAGATAACGGCAAAATTGTTTTGGAGTAGTCTAAATGGCTGTTTTTTTATCCCCAATTGGTGGCGCAGGGTGGCAATTTTTTAACAACGATGGCACAGTTTTGGCGGGTGGAAAACTTTACACTTATGCCGCTGGCACATCTACACCAAAAACAACTTACACAACTTTTGCGGGAAGCATTGCTCATGCAAATCCAATTGTTTTGGATTCAGCGGGGAGAGTGCCAGGCGGGGAGATTTGGTTAACAGCAGGGACTTATAAATTTTCTGTTTTTACATCTGCAAATGTTTTAATTGCCACTTATGACAATATTAGTGGAATTGGCGCAGCGGAATTCCAAGTTCAGAACTTTACAGGTACTGGATCACAAACAATATTTACATTAAGTTCTTCATCTTTAGGTGAGAACTTCACTTTTGTATATATAAATGGTGTATATCAAAACAAAAATACATATACAGTTAGTGGCACAACACTTACGTTTTCAGAATCACCACCTCTCACTTCACTTATTGAAGTAATGTTTAACTGATTGGATAAATCATGGCCGACACCAAAATTTCAGCATTACCCGCGTCCACCGTCCCGCTAGCGGGTACGGAAGTATTGCCCATTGTTCAATCTAGCACCACTAAACAAGTTTCAGTTGCTAATTTAACTGCTGGCCGTACTTTTGATGCTTTAGGTATGACCCTGACATCAACCGATGCTGGTGCGACAGCCGCCCCATTACTGGAGTTATATAGAGATTCAGCAAGTCCGGCGGCATCTGACACCCTTGGAGAAATTGAGTTCAATGGTGAAGACTCAGCAGGCAATAAACAAGCCTACGCTTTAATTCACGGATCTATTCTTAGTCCAACTTCGACCACTGAACAGGGTCAACTTCACTTCGAGACTGCAACTGCTGGAGCGTTGACCGAAAAGATGATTATCGGCACGACCAATCTTGTGATTAACGAAATAGGTGCAGTGTTTAACGTGCGTATCGAAGGTGATACAGATGCCAACTTGTTTTACACAGATGCTACAAACAGCCGTGTAGGTATTGGCACAATTTCTCCAGCACAAAAACTTGATGTTGCTGGTTCAATAAATCTCACAGGCAACGTAATTGTTGCAAGCGGTCAAGGTATTGATTTTTCTGCCACATCAGGCACAGGCACAAGCGAGTTATTAAGCGACTATGAAGAAGGTACTTGGACACCAACTGCTAGAGGTGAAACAACAGCTGGCACAACAACTTACACAAATCAAACTGGCGCATATACAAAAGTTGGGCGGCAAGTAACTGTTACTTTCCGTCTTGCGTATTCCGCTTTAACTGGCACTGGTAATCTTTTAATACAAGGTTTGCCATTTTCAAATAATGGCACTTATGAGGCCGTTGGTTCAATTATGATAAGCGGATTAAATTGGAGTGGTGGAACTCAACTTACTCCTAATTTGCCTGTTTCTAGTACATCTATGTTTCTATATGGCATAGGAGACAGTATAGGACAAACGCCTCAACAATGCACTAATGAATCAGTAAGTATGCGTATAACAATTACGTATTTCGTGTAATTTTTATATCAAAGGATAAACATGGCCCTTACAAAAGTTTCTTACTCGATGATTCAGGGTGCGCCAGTCAATGTGCTTGATTTTGGCGCAGACCCGACTGGAGTGGTTAATAGTGCTACAGCAATTCAAGCTGCCATTACCGCTGCGGGCGATGGCGGCGGCGTGTTTATACCAGCAGGAACCTATAAAACAGATAGCACAATCAATATCAGTAATTGCAATGTTTTTGGTGTTGGCTCAAGCACAATACTTAAACCATCAAGTGCGGTATCAATTTGCATTTTGATGGATGGAACTACAAACGCTGTAACTGGATTTCCTTTCCAAACTCAATTACATGATTTGTTTATTGAGGGCGAAAATACATCTGGCGCAACTGGTATTCTTGTTGGTCAAACCGTAACAACGGGTAACTATCACCTTAACAATATTACCGTCAATCGTTTTGCTGGCTCTGGTGCTTTTGGTGTAAAAATTGCAGAATCGGTGTTTTGCAAATTAGAAAATTCGGAACTTGCAAGATGCCAAGTTAATTTATATGTTAAAGGTACAGGAAGTAACCCTACGACTACAGTTATAGAAAACTGTTATATCCGAGCAGCAGATGCACAAGGTGGATTTGTGCAAGGTGCTTGGCAAATTACGTTTAGAAATTGTGTGTTTGAAGCAAATCGATCGGCTGGATTGCGTATTGCGCCATTAGCTGGATTTAACGCAATTCAAGCGTGTATTGAAGATTGTTGGTTTGAAGACAATCAAATTAACGCATCACCTCGTACTAGTTCTTATGCGTTTGAACTTGATGGAACTGAGGCTGGAGCCACGCTTACTTGTGATTTGCGAAATATATTTTTTGGCATTACTGCGTCTACTGAAAAAGCCATCTATGCCGCAAAACTATATAGTTCAAGTTGGGCCAATATTGAGAACCGCAACATAGCAAACAGTATTGCAATTTCAGGAATGAGCGTAAACGACATTGTTGTCACATCTGCGCCCACAAATTTTGATTGGCTTGCAACAATTAACTTAATTAGCGGATCAAATGTCACTTATTTGCCAACACCTTTTGATGCGTGGAAAAGTTGGGTTCCAACAATTACTGGTTTTGGTTCAATGATTATTTCTAGCGTCATAATAGAAAAAGCCCGTTATAAAGTAATCGGTAAAACTTGCACAATTGTTTTGAACTTTACTTGCACAACTAGCGTATCAGCCAGCCGAGCATTTAATGTTTCATTGCCCTCAGGCGTTCAAACATTAGACACAAAACAATTTAGCGCAGCTCTTGCAACTGATACTAATGTTGACGAACTTGGATATGTGCAATCGGGTAATGTAGACGGTATCTACATTGGAAAACCCGTAAACAATTATTCTTTGGGTGCGGGTAATGGCGCAAAGTGCAGCTTTACGTTTGAAATTGTTTAACTAAATAGAGGTGAAAAATGGCCCTTCTCAAAGATTTTTCTATAACGCCAAATTTATTTGATACCGCATCGCAATTAAAAAATGCGTACATACGTGTGGATTCGATTAGCGGCACAAAAAGCAGGGTTAATATTTTTGTTGGAGTGTATAAAAATATTGACAATAGTTTTTTACAAGCCCATGTATTAACTTTTATATTTCATCCAAATTTAGAGGGCAAAAATTTTATTGCTCAAGCCTACGAGCACTTGAAAACCTTGCCGGAATTTGCTGGCGCAACCGATTGTTAAACCAAAGCCCAAGTGGATTCTTGGGTCAGACTAGGAGAGCATCATGCTTGAGAAAATTGAAATTGTTGACCGTATTGAAGTAGTTGAAAACGGATGCGTACAAGTTCGCACCAAAACCGCCATCAAAGAAGATGGTAAACAGATCAGTGGCAATTTCCACCGCCATGTCGTTGCTCCTGGTGATGACTATTCGGCTGAAGATACCCGTGTGCAGGCTATCTGTGTGGCAACGCACACTGCTGAAGTTGTTGCTGCTTATATAACCTCTCAAGAAGCCGCTAGACTTCCCGAATAAGGAAAAAAAATGACTCAGCCGATTGACATTGTTACCAGAGCCATGAAGGACATTGGCGCAATTGCCGCTGGTGAAGTGCCAACGGCTGATGAAGCGCAAGATGGTTTGGATATGCTCAACGATATGTTGGCACAATGGTCAAATGAAAACATGATGGTTTTCTATCGTTCTGAAATTATCTTTCAAACGACACAAAACCAAGTTCAATACACCATTGGCCCAAGCGGACAGATGGGCGCAACCTTTACAGGCTCAATTTCGGGAACTACTCTTACAGTCCCCGCTAATAGCGTGACTGCGGGTGGCATCAATATTGGCATGACTTTGAGTGGCACAGGCATCACTTCAGGAACACGCATTGTGGGGTTCACAACGGGCGCTGGTGGCAATGTCAACGAGGGCGGCACATATACTGTATCCCCAAGTCAAACAGCCTCTAGCACAACGATTACAGCCTACTATGAGCGTCCCTTGACGATTGAATCAGGATTTGTTCGTGTGGCTACCATGCAAGGTGGCTCAAACATTGCGGGTGGCTATTTAGACTATCCTTTGACAATTTTTAGCCTTGAAGAATACGAATCAATTGGCATCAAGAAATTGAACGGGCCTTGGGCAAAGGGCATTTACTACCAACCCTCAGAGTTGTTGGGGACAATTTATGTTTATCCCAACCCATCTCAGGGTGAGTTGCACTTGTTTACGCAGACAATTTTCAGAGAATTTAACAGCCTGAATGACACCATCCAACTGCCACAGGGCTACAACATGGCTTTGCGGTGGTGCTTGGCTGAGAGACTTTTGCCTATGTTTGGCAAGGTCAATCAAATTCAGATTGGAATGATCAATGCGTATGCAGCGCAAGGCAAGGCAACGATCAAGCGCACCAATATGCGCCCTGTACAGATTGCACGATACCCTGACAGCTTGATGGTTGGTAGGGCTAGAGATGCAGGTTTTATTATGGATGGCGGTTTCCGCTAAAAAGGAGAAAATATGAGTACAGTAGCAATTTCAGCTTTACCCGTTGGCACAGTCATAAATGCGGCTGATGTTTTGCCGTATGTGCAATCAGGCACAACCAAGCAAATAACTAAAACATTGTTGTTTACATCCCCTACAATGGTGACCCCAATTTTGGGCACAGTTACAAGTGGAAACATAAGCGCTTGCACCAGTACAGGCATGGTGCTAACTACGCCTAATATTGGCGCAGCCACAGGCACAAGTTTGACTGCCACAGGCGTTATTGCATCCACTGGAACGGCTGGTGTGGGTTATGCCACAGGCGCAGGTGGCACAGTTACCCAAGGCACAAGCCGCACGACAGGCGTAACGCTTAACAAGACTACAGGTGCAATCACATTATTCAGCGCAGCGGGTTCAGCTACGGCTGCAACTTTTACTGTAACTAATAGCACTGTGGCGGCAACTGATGTCATCATCCTGAACCAAAAGTCAGGCACAGACCTGTATGACTTGATGGTTACTGCGGTGGCAGCGGGTAGTTTTAACATTACATTCCGCACTACTGGCGGGACAACAACAGAAACACCAGTTTTTAACTTTGCGGTTATCAAAGCAGTTGCGGCTTAAATATGGCAGATTTTGGCTTTGTCGGCACATCCTACACCGCCCCATCGATTTACCAAGACGATCAGGAGTGCATCAATTTTTTTGCTGAAATTGATCCTACCAAACAAGCTGGTGAACGTGGGATTGTGGCGCTGTATCCAACGCCAGGCCTTACCCTGCAAACCCAATTAGCACAAGTTGAAGTTCGTGGGCTTCACACCATGTCGGGTGAGCAAATCTTGATTGCGGTGGCGGGCAATATTGTTTACCAAGTCAACCTTTCAATGGTGGCAACGCAGATCGGCACTTTAACGACTACAACTGGTCAAGTCTCTATTTCTGACAACATCACCAATACTGATGGGTTGATTGCCTATATTGTGGATGGCCCAAATCGTTACACATGGGTTGTGGCGACAAACACCTTTTCAACACTGCCAAGCACTGATGGCCCGTGGCAAGGCGCTACTGTGGTGGATGTGATTGACAACTACAACATCTATAACGAGCCAAACACTCAGAATTGGGCTTGTACTGATCTAGGCTCAAGACTATCTACTCAGGCGCTTTACGGCACTTCTGATGGCTCATCAGACTTGCTTGTGACACTGATTGCAGACCGCAGACAAGTCTATTTGATGGGTGAGACAACCACTGAGGTTTGGACTGATGTGGGTAACGTCATTGCGGGGATCACGACTTTCCCGTTCCAGCGAGTGCCTGGCACGTTTAGCCAAACAGGATGTGGCGCTAAATACTCCCTTGCTAGATTTGCCGATTCTTTTGTGATCGTTGCAAAAGACACAAGGGGCAACTCAACCATTGAGATGATGCAAGGCTATGCTTGGCTAAAGATTTCCACTCATGCTGTTGAGCAGTCTTTACTTAATCAAGTGGTATCGGATGCGGTTGCCTACACTTATCAGATTCAAGGTCACGAAATGTATGTCTGTACTTTCCCGTCAATCGGTGAGTATGGCCTGACATGGGTTTATGACCTATCTACAAAGTCATGGCACAAATGGCTTTCTTGGGATTCAAACAACGCTGTCTACAAGCGCCATCGTTCCAACTGCGGTGCTTACTTTGCCAATATGTATATCGTAGGCGACTACGAGAACGGCAAACTCTACAGCTTAGAAAACGAGGTTTACACCGATGATGGTGCGACCATCAGGCGTTTGCGTAGGGCAAAACATATAACCTCTGATTTACAAAGACAGTATTTTGAGGAATTTCAAATCCAATTTCAGCCAGGGGTTGGTTTGTCTATTGGCCCAGGCTATGAATCTGAAGGAGTTGTTACCGAAACGGGAAATGTTGCGCCATCAGGCCCATCCTATCAACTTGTTGCAGAATTTGATTGGGAATACATTGCAACTGAAACTGGAGAAACCATTACAACTGAATCAGGGGACAATTTTGAACCTTTGGTAACTATGGATTACACAGGCCTAGACACAAGTGGCGCAGAAATTATTACCAATCAATATACAGCAACCGTAGGGTATGACCCCCAAGCCATGCTGCGTTGGTCAAACGATGGCGGCTCTACATTTTCAAACGAGCATTGGGTGACTATTGGCAAGATTGGTCAATATCTGAACCGAGCCATTTGGAGGCGTTTGGGATGGTCAAGGGACAGAATATTTGAAGTGGTGATCACCGACCCAATCAAAGCGGTTGTTGTATCTGCAAATCTAAAATCAAGCGCAGGGGATAACTAATGGCTACGGCAATTCCAAATGCCAACATTAACATCCCTTATTCAGAATTTCTGGATCAAGCTACGGGTCGCCCTTCTCAGGCTTGGTTGCAATGGCTGATGAATCCATCAGTGATTTCTATAAATATTGGAAGTGCTTTAGCGGTAACTTCTGGTGGAACTGGTCTTACAACCATTCCCACAAATGGTCAATTGTTGATTGGGAATGGAACTGGCTACACACTTAACACTTTAGCAACTGGTTCAGGAATTTCCGTTGCCAATGGCGTTGGGACAATAACTGTATCTAATACTGGTGTTTTATCCAATATTGCTGGCGCTGGAATTTCCGTATCTAGTCCTACGGGCAATGTAACTATTTCAAACACTGGCGTTTTGAGTTTTTCAGGTGGTTCAACTGGACTTACTCCAGCTACAGCAACAACTGGTGCGATCACTTTGGCGGGAACTTTGATTGCGGTTAATGGCGGCACGGGCTTTGGTTCTTATGCTGTGGGTGATTTGCTTTATGCCAATACCACAACAACTTTGGCTAAATTGCCTGATGTTGCTACAGGAAATGCGCTAATTTCAGGTGGTGTTTCAACAGCGCCATCATGGGGCAAGATTGGATTGACCACTCATGTATCGGGCATTTTGCCCGTTGGCAATGGTGGATCGGGTGCAAATACCTTAACTGGTTATGTTTATGGAAATGGAACAAGCCCTTTTACGGCTTCCACAACCATTCCTAATACAGATATTTCGGGTTTGGGAACAATGTCAACTCAAAACATTGGTGTAAGTGGCTCATTTATTACGGCTAATGTTCCTCCTAAAACTGTCACAGTTACCAACGGAATTATTACGAGTATCGTATGAACGAGATTGACCTTCCTGATTATGTTAGCCGTGACCAAATTGAGCGTTTACAGGCCGAAATGTCTTTGATGCCACAGGCAGAGTTGACAACTGAGCATAGTTTTAGCCCAGGTATGTATATGCGGAAAGTCTTTAGACCCGCTGGCACTTTAATTGTGGGAAAAGTTCATAAAGAACCCCACTTCTTTTTATGTGCAAAAGGCGAGATAATTGCGTGGACAGAAAATGGAATGAAAAGGCTTCAGGCGGGGGATGTTGTGGAATCCAAGCCTGGCACTAAGCGGGTAACTCTGGCTGTGACCGATGCAATTGGCATCACCATTCACAGAACTGACAAAACCGATTTGGATGAAATTGAGGCTGAATTGATTGAACCAGACCCACTTGCGTTATTTGATGCTCATAACAGACTCAAAGTAAGTGAACAAAAAGCGATAGGGGAATAATATGACATGGATTGTTACGGCTATTGGGCCAACTGCAACGGCTATTTTGGGCGGTGCGGCATTGGGCGCTTACGGTGCTAGTAAACAAGCTGGCGCAGCTGAAAGCGCTTCTCAGCTTCAATATCAAAGCACTCAAGATGCTGCCCGTCAACAGCGAGAGATGTTTGACATTCTTAATGCCCAACAAACTCCATATCGTGAGGCTGGTTACGGTGCGCTGACAAACATCAATCAAATGTTGCCGTACTTTACGCAACAAGCGCCAGCTTACAAACCATTTACTGCGGCAGATTTAAAAACAAATCTTGCCCCAAATTATGAGTTTATGAAGCAACAAGGTTTGGGCGCTACGGGTCAAGCCATGAATGTGGGCGGTGGAGGCTCTAATGTTGACTTGGCAAGAACTAAGTTTGCAGAAGATTACGCTTCTAATGCTTATCAAAATGCTTTGCAAAATTACATGACGCAACAACAACAAGGTTTTACTCAAGGCCAAACGCAACAAACTAATATTTACAATCGTTTGGCTTCCCTTGCTGGCGTTGGTCAAACTGCTCAAACTCAAGCACAAAATCTTGGCACATCAACAGCGGCAAACATTGGTCAACTTGGAATTGGCGGTGCTTCTGCTTTGGGTGCGGGTCAAGTAGGTGCGGCTAACGCAATGGCTGGCGCTTATGGAAACATTGGAAGTTCAGCTACGTTGGCAAGTTTATTAAGTCCCCAAGGTGGAGGGGGCGCAATTACACCAGGCGGTTTAACTTCCATGAGTCCTGAACTGCAAAATGCTTATTTCAGACCTACGATTGGATAAAACATGGCTGATTTCAACATTACTCCAGTAGCAACGCAAATCCGTCCAGTTCAAGGTGCATCCCTTGCTGACATGGTAAATATTGCCCGTGGCGCACAGGCTTACCAACAAACACAACAATTAAATCCTTTGGCGCTTCAACAACAACAACAAACCACTAGAACTGGTGAAATTGCTTTGGGTGTTGAAGAACAAAAGAATAAAGAACGTCAAGAAATGCAATCATTTTTTGCCGATCCTAATAACTTTCAGACTAATGGACGAATTGACATTGACAAGATCAATGCCGTTGTTCCTAAGATTGCCCCATTGACGGGCGCTGATTACATCAGTAAATACAGCACATTAGGTCAAGCCCAAACTCAAGCTATTAGCGCAAAGCAAAATTTAACTCAAGATCAGCGCAACATGATTGCTCAACGCTTTTCTATTCTTGGGCGTTTAAATGTTCAAGATAAAAACGCTTATATTGCTGAAATGGATTTGCTTAAAAAAGAAAATCCAGACAATCCAGATTTAGGCCGTTTAGTTGATTCTTACAAAACCATTTGGCAAAACTCAATGGAATCTGGCCCTGATTTGCCAGGCAAAGCGATTTCTGGCGCACAAACTTTATTGTCCCCTGCACAACAACAAACTGCACTTGCACCAACTATTACCACAACGGCTGAAGGAAGAACTGTCACAACACAGCCTAGCGTTGGCCCTCTTGCTCCAACTGCAACTATGGGTGTTGCGGGTGGTATGCAAGCGCCAACACAACCCTCTGCCACTGGCCTTGTTGGTGCGGGTGCAGAAGTTGCGCCTGGTATGCGTGTGCCTTACCCTGTTCGCAGAGCAGATCAACCTTATATGCCTGAACCAACCGAGGTTAGAGACCAAACAGCGGGGCAAGAATACAGAACAAGATTGGTAAACGCACAAGGTGATTTGCCAACTGGTCGAAGGAATGTTGAAGAAGTAATTAAACAAGCCAATCTTTTAAACGAAAATCTTTATGAGTTTGAAAAAGGTGGCGGCTTGGCTGGTCAAGTTGGACGAAAAATCCGCATGGCTATCAATAGCGCAGACTATGATATTTTGGCTAAAGACCTTGCAAGATTGGCTTTGTCTAATGCTTCCGCTATGGGTGGCGCTGGCAATACTGTGTCGGGCTTGGATATGCAACAAGTGGCTAACGGCACAATCAAAATGCCGCCTGAAAAATTGGTGGAAATTGCCCGTAGAGTTCAAGCTGACCAAACCAATCTTGATTTGCAAGCAAGAGGCGCACAGCAATTTGCTCAAAAATTTGGCGATAACAACATGAAGGCTTATCAGCAAGCGTGGAACGCTAACGCTGACACCAAAGTTTTTGAAGCTATGAACATTGTTCGCTTTGTAACAGACCCTGCAAAACAAAAAACCGAATTAAATCGTTTATTTCCTGACGCTAGTCAATACAAGGATTTTCTGACTAAATACCAGAACATTAAAAAACTGTCTGACACTGGGAGTTTGTAATGGCTGATGTATTAGAACAATTCTTGGCTGGCGGTAAAACAGAAACGCCAACCGCTAAACCATCTGCACCATCTGCACCGTCACAATATAAACGTGATGTTGATGCTATGCGTTCTTTGCAAGATGAATTAATTAAAGAACAAAAAAAAGCAAATTTGGGTGATCAACGTGCCGTTAGAGATGTTGAAGCCTTAAAAAGAGAAATTGCTTTAAAAACTAAAATAATAAACAAATCTGCGCCAAATGAAGCACAAGCTGCTGCACCCGTTAGTTCAGACCCATTAGAAGCGTTCTTTTCTGGCAAAGCGCCTCAACCCGCTTCTGCCGCCCCTGCCGCCCCTAGCGCTACTACCACTTCTGTTGCACAGCCTTCACAACCAAGCGCACCACAACAAGCACCTATTGAGCAACAAAAACCAAGTGCTGTTCGTGGTGTTGTTAGCAGATTGTTTGGTCAAGTGCCTAGTGCTGGTCAAGTGTTTGGTCAATTCCAAGAAGGCAAGCGGGCTTTAGGTGAGCGAGTTGCTGGCGCTGTTGATGTTCTATATTCACCCGTTCCCGCCATTTATGGTGCGGGTGTTCAGGCTTTGGCAAGAACAGCCAACACACCTGAAGAAGCAGAGCGTATTGGTCAACAAGCCGCAGCAACCATTGATAAGCCTATGGGCAAAGCCTTTGGCATAACTGGCAAACCAACATACCAACAACCTTTGGGTGGCATCACAGAGCCTGTCGCCAAAGAAATAAACAAAATGTTTAATGTGTTGGGAATGACTCCAGAGCAGATTTCTGAGAAAACAGGAATCCCTGCACAAGACATTAGAAACATGGTGGTGATCGGTTCTGTTGCATTGCCACAAGCTGTAAAAGAAACAGTCCCCGCTGTTAAACAAGCAACCCAAGCGGTAACAAAGCCTATTAGAGAAGCCGCTGCGGAGTTGCAAGTTCAGCGACCAGGCGCTACAGCCGCAGAAGCAAAAGCACAGTTTGAGGCGATGCAAGCCAAGCCTGGCAGTGTTGGTGCGGCTGCTGTCTCAGATAACCCTTATGCGGGTAAATTTACGGGCGAAGAACTTGGTGGAAGTGAGACTTTCCCCAAAATCAAATTGACCAAAACACCAGCTGATGTCCCTGTTCCAGAGCAACAATTAAGGTCGCAGTTGTTCCAAGAAGTCTTGCCAGGCGTAAACCCAAGGCCAGGCGTGGTGACGGGCAACGACAATTTATTGCGTAATGAACACGCATTAGCAAACATGGCAGAGCCAACGCCACTTGGCATGAAAATGAAAGAGCAAATTGCAAACGAGCAAATTGGCTTGTCAAAGTATGCTGAAGATCGAGTTAATGCCACAGGTGCATCAAAGAGTTTAATCAATGATGAACAACGTGGCGAGCGCATTAATGATGTGTTTCATGGAAAATCTCCAGATGATATGTCAAGCGCAAGTTTGATGGGTTATTTAAACCAAGCCAAAAAAGCAATTTACGATTCTGCCCGTGAAAAATTTGGTGATAACAGAATTAACACATCAAATATTGATAACTTTTTTAAAGACCCTGTAGAACTTTCAACCGCCAAAGCCGCTGGCACTGGTAATGTGGTGGAAGCGGCAAAAGAATTAATTGAACTTGCTAAAACAGTTGGGTTTAAATTGAAAGATGGCACAGTTGTGCCGCCTGGCTCTGTTGCCGCATACGATTATGTTCGTAAAAGAATGAACAGTCCTCAAGTTTGGAGTAGGGACAAATCAGGAACAATTAGCGATATTAACGCTGCAATTGACAGAGACATTGCCGCTGTAGCTGACCCTGCTCTTTATAAACTTGGTGACAACATTCACAAGTTGGAAAAAGATTTGTTTAAGTCAAAAGGCATAGACAAAATTTTTGGTGAAGTTGACAAAAATGGTGTGGTTACTTCTGCTACCCCGTTGGAGAAAATACCAACAAAATTAAACAATATGCCAAAAGATCAGTGGCGGCATATTCGTGACACTTTGAATGAGTTGGCAAATGGTCGTGTTCGTAATGCACCCGAAGGTATGCCGCCCGTATCACCTGAGTTGATGCAGTCTGCCAAAGCCGCTGTAGCGGAGATTGATGGCGCTTTAGCCCGTGAGGTTTACAAAGCTGGCGCTGGCAACGTGGGCGAGTGGAGTTCGCAAAAAGCCAATAATGTGATGAATTCAGTTGTTGGTCAAAAGATTGTTGAAACTTTCCCGCCCGCAGAAGTTCAAAATTTTCATAAATTAAATGTTGTTGGTCAATACACACCAGCGTTGAGATATGAGGGTGCGGCACTTCAGCAACGAAGGGTTGGATTGCTTGAGAAAGCTGCGCCTGGCATTGGCGCTACTACTGGCGGTGCAATTGGTAGCTATTTAGGGGAAGGCCCAATGGGGGCGGCTGCTGGTGCATACGTTGGTCGTGAAGTAGGTGCAAAATACCAAGCTGGAAAAGCCGCTAGAGCAGAAGCCAAAGCTGTTAAAAAAATGGAAAAAGAACAAAAGAAGGCTGCTGAACTTGGAAAGCAAACTGGTCAAAACAAGTTAAAAGATTTGGGAAAATAATGTCTGATATTGATTTAGTCAAATATGGCGTTCTGTGGCAAAAGGTCGAATCTATGGAAGCAAAGATTGACAAGCTAGAAGCCAACATGGAAATCCTCATTGCTTTGGCAAATAAAGGGCGTGGCGGCTTTTGGATGGGCATGGCCTTGGTGTCAGGCGTTTCCTCAATCTTTGGTTACATTTCACACTATTGGTCAAAGTAAATTTGAAGGACTAAATATGGCTGAAGAATCTGCAAAAGGTGCGTTTATTGAAAAGATTACGTTTGCTGTACTTCCACTGCTATTTTCATGCGTGGTGTATTTAATGTCAGCGCTGTCTAGCTTGTCACACGAAGTCACAATTCTTAACAGCAAAATTAGCCTAGTTGTGACATCAGATAATAGGCAAGCTCCAAACTCAGGTGCTGAACTTGCCAGAGAAAAATTGCGTCAGGATTTGGAAAAGGAAATCCAAAAGAACCGTGACGACATCATGCACAACCGTCAAGATATTGCCATTCTTTATGAACGTGCAAAGGGAAAATAATGTTTGAAGTTTTAAGCGGTGGTTTATTGGGTTCTATCTTTGGTGGCATTTTTAGGATGGCCCCCGAAGTCTTAAAGTGGCTTGACAAGAAAAATGAACGTCAGCACGAATTAAATATGTTCAAGTTCCAATGTGACTTGGAAGCCCAACGTGGTCAGCAGAAACTTGCAGAGATTGGCGCACAACGTGAGGCGGCTATTGATGTGGGCGTGATGGATGCCTTCAACAATGCCATTACACAGCAAGCAGAGATGGTTAAAGCCGCTGGTGGATGGGTAGCCTCACTTTCAGCTTCTGTGCGTCCTATGGTCACTTATTGGGTTTTGTTTGTGTGGTCGTTTATCCATGTTTGGTTTGCTTACAACGCATGGCTTGCGGGTGCGCCTTCCGTGGAAGTGTTTAAAACTATGATGACCCCT